GGCCTTGATCGATGTGCCGTTCTGGGTCACGTAGCGCGCTTCGTTGATCCACGCTTCGCTGCGAATCTTGATCATGCCGCGTTCGATCAGGTCACGCAGCGTGTTCATCATGATCTGCTTGGTCTTCCACGTGGTTTCCCATTGCAGCAGAGAGGACCCGGAAAGGCTGTCAGGACGCCGGTACAGGTAATGCTGGATCGATCCGAAAATGTCAGCCAATTCCGCCCGCGCACGATCCGAAAGGCCCGCCACGGTCGCGGCGTACTGGCTGGGCATGCGTTGAAGCTCCTGCAAGACGCCCCGCCCCGGGCCGCCCAATTCAAGGATCACGGTCGGCGCATGACGCGGGGTCGAATAGGCGCCCGCCAGATGCGCCATGATCCACGCAAAGCCGTACATGGTGCAATCGGGCGTGTTGAATTCCGCCACCTGTTCGGCGCCCGTCGCGGTGCATTTCAGGACCTCGATGCAAAAGCAGTCCGCCCATTCCGATTCGCCGTAGGCAGGGTCGGCGGCGATCACATAGGCGCAATCAGGCTGCGGTTCTTCCCACACGGTCAAGGGGCCGTCCTCGTCGCGGTAAACTTCCGTGTTCTCGAAACGGGTCGAGAGCTTGTAGTTCCACGACTCGCCTTGGTCCCCATGCGTCCGTTTCAGCATGTCCTGAAGCGTTTGCAAGGGGAAAAACTCGCTGCCCGTCATGACAAAGGACTGGTCGGCGGTGAAAGGGTATTCGGCGAGCAGCAGCCGACTGCCGCCGCTTTCCGACCACTTCCAGCGCCACCATGCCCATTGCTGGCGATCCAGTACCACGCCGTAGAGCTTCTTGACTTCCTTCCCCCACATCTTTTCCTCGGCGGACAAATGGCTGCGGCCATAGGTGTTCCAGAGCCGCGAGGTTTCCTCGATCCTATAATCCTCCTTGGCCCACCATCCGATGAAAATGGCTTCGGTGGACATCGAAAGCTCGGCGTCCTTCCACATGTCGTGGAACACGTTGAAGCCGCGCGACGTGGACTCGAACACGTACAAACGCCGCTTGTGCGTTTCGGCCATCGACGCCTCAAGCGATATGACGCCCTCGGGGTCCGCCCACGACGACATTTCGGTCGCGTGGACGAAAGAAAGGCCTTGGCCGCGCGCCAACGCGCCCGAGTTGCGTCCGCCCGCGATCAGGTGGGCAAGGCGCGATTCATTGGCAAAGCGCATTTCGTTGCGGTTATTGAGAAGGCGCGGCCATTTCATCGAAGGCGGAAGGCCATCAATGTAATTGTCGATGATGTTGCGTGAGAGGTCACGGACCGTTTCGTTCGGAACCGCCATCGCGCCTTGCATGCCCGCGTTCCGGTAGAGCCAGAACAAGTCCAGCGCGAGGCAAACTGTGGTGTTGTGCGAAACGAATCCTTCTGCAACAAATGTTTGAGTGCTTGTTTCCAGATCAATAAGTTCGCATACCCCCAATGAATCAATGCCAACAACTGTGGCATAAGCGTGTCCCGTACGCTTGCCGGGCGTTGATCGACCTTCCCAGAATCTTTGATCAATAAATCGCGTGGGACGACATTGTCCAATTACCTGCATGACTTCATCGATGCGAGATATTTCCATGCGAGGTACGGGTTGCGTGCCGAACTTGCTCCTGCGCAAAGGGTGTTTGTCATCTGTTACGTACCCGTGATAGCCCTTCATTCGGTTGTAGGCCAGCAATCGGTTCCAGACGTCTCCCTCCCTTTGGCATACCGTGATTTCACATCCCGATTTTGCACCATTCTTTGGCATGCTCCCTTCGCCATCCAACATCCCTCCAAACCATCCATCCTCAAGTGTCGATTCACTCCAGGGTCGCGCAATCCATTTGACCTGATCGCCTACGGAAAGATTCCGCATTCCCCTTTCAGGCTGTGGAACGATGGATGCCCATGTCGGAACCTTCGCAGATTTGCTAGTGCGAAGCGTAAGCCAAGGATGTCGAGCAGAACAAATGACAGAACGACCGTCATCGAAACGTATGCGAAAGGCATGCGATTGCAAAGTTCGCATCCCGCGAACCTTGGCGACGCGAAGTTTCCTGTCTCCTGCTTTTTTACCTTCACGCGATACCGGGTACTCATCGATCCCCACCAATTCCTGACCGATCTTCAAATCACGAATGGCAATCCAGCGCAAATCCGCAGTCAGTATGCGGGTATCCGGATGCAAGCAAAGGCCCAATTGGCGCGCCTTGCAGACGACGAACTTGTGGATGCCGTTTTCAAGGCCCCGGGCGACCAAGTCGATGAAACGGCGCTGGGCACCGTTCCACGTGAAACGTACCCGGCCCTGTTCCTTGGAATTGAGTTGCAGTGCGCCGCAGAACGTTCGGAATTGCTCAACCGGAAAGCGCATTGGGTTCGCTCCATGCGCGCTTGACCATGCGACCGGTGGTGAAGTCGGCGTACAGGCCCATGGTGGACGGAGTGAACTTCTCGTTGCCTACCAGCACGTGATAGGGGCGCCCATTGGGGCGTCGGGCGGGGCGTTTCTCCCAATGCACGCGGCCTTCGTCCAAGGCTTGCAGCATGCGGACAAGGCGTTGCATCAACGGGCCGTGCTGGATGCATGACCAGCCATCGCGGAGCTTGACGATTTCGGAATGGCCGACGCCCAGCTCGCGTGCCCAATCGGAGGCGGCGATGGGGGAGCGTCGGATCGCCATCCTCACCCCAAGGTTCGTCCTCACCGTTTCCACTCTCCACGATTGCCGACCGCGACACCCATTCGCTTGACACTGCGCGCCGGAGCCAGCGCCGGGATCACGGGACCGGCCATGCGGCGTTCGCGATAATCGGGTCCGGTGAAGCCATCCAGACCATTGGGCCGGAACGTACGGACCTTGGGATTGCCGCCCGTGGGAAGGAATTGCGGGGGATTCGCGGGACGCATCGGGAAGGGCATGTCAACACTCCGTGGTTTTGCGAAGCGTACTCCTGTTCCCGGAAAAGAAAAACCCCCAGTGCATACAACGCTGGGGGTTTTTTGCTTGACTCCCGGAACCCGAAGGGAGTAGCGTGGCGTCTTGCGAGGACCCAGGGCGGATTCTACACTGTCAAGTGTACTTGTCAACCCCGGATTCTCGCCTTCACGCGAAACGAATCCGAACCCATGAAACACCTTCCCATCCCAACACACCTCACCCGCGAACAGGCTTCGGGCCGCGCGATGACGGGGATGCGCCCACGTGGCCCACTGGTGGAGATAACGCCAGGGGACCGCCACGGGGACGTGTTGATGGAAGGTGGGGATTGTGATCGGAAGCGTTTCCCGCCGGTAAAAAGATTGATCGATCAATCGATATCCAATCCGGCCACCCAAGGCGTCCATCGGTTCTTTGAACGTCCTGTCCTTGGGTTGACGCGCACAGGAGCCTTGGCGCACGGGCGGTGGCGAAAGACGGTAGCCCAGAGGATCGCGTAGCAGCGGTCAATACCGTTTGATCCGGCTTGCTGCAAAGTCCGGACCCGCAACGCCCATGCGTTGTGCAAGCCCCTCAACCCTATTCCCCGATTCCCATGATCGGGGGGGTAGGGGGGGGCTTTCGCTTTCGCCCTTGCTGTTGCTCCTGACTGATCACAAAGCTCTTGATCCTGCCCTTGATCTAAACAGCGACGAACCGAAGGCTTCGCCTCCCTTCAGCAGAGCTCTTGATCTCCAACCTCGCCTTAGTCCCTCCCGCGCGAGCATGCAGATCAAGAGCCAGACCCCAGCAAGCGTGCAAGCACCGCTCCGTCGGACTGCAATCAAAAGCAAAAACCTTTGAGAAAAATCCAGATCAAAAGCCTCGCAAGCCCGTATCCAAGATCAAAAGCAGTCGTCAGAAATCGCTCTGTCCAAACCACTGTTTATGAATGTATTACTAAATAATTGATTCCTATAAGAAATCAAAGGTTAATCCACTTACTTGTCAACTACCCTTTACACAACCCTTTCCACAGGATTTTTTTTGGGGTGGGCGTAGTGTGGGTGCAAAACAATTCCATGCTGTTCGCCCTTCACAAAGCATTCTTGGGCTCTCCCATCAGTGATCAGTTGGATGGTCCTGATTGAACCGTTGACGGGCAAAGGTTGTACCTTTTGGTGATCAATGCTCAATTGGAGCAATACTGTACTGATCAGTGTTGGTTTGAGAGTCAGAGACAGGTGGGCGTGGGTGTGCTTTCACCATGCTCATCAACTCATTCACACGACATGCGCATATGAAAGGCTGTTGCTGGGTTGTTGTTGAGCTGGGTAGCTGAACGGGAGAAGGTGACGTACAGCGTCACTTAGTGACGTTTTAGGGCATGGGATGTGACGTATTGCGTCACTTTGTGGGGCGAATGGGGCTTAATGCTGTTGGCACGCGACTTGCATTACCTATGGTGCAGCCGATTGGGTTGCTTGATTGAGGGTTGAGCCATGGATACGAAGGTGGATGAACGGTCTTGGGCGGAATGGGTCGCGGAATGCAAGGCGATACGGGAAGAGGCGCGGGTCAAGTTGGAACCGTTGAAGGTGAAGCCGCCGACGAAGGCGCAGCTTGCGGCGATGAAGCAGAGGGCGCGGTCATGACCAGGATCACGGTAAAAGACCTGGAGGCACTGCGCGACCTCATGGCGCTGGAGCTTGGACGTCCGAACGGGCCGACTTACACGCGCGAGGGTGATCGGAATGTGGCTCTGGTGGGCAAGTTGATCATCAATCGCGGCTCCGCGCTCAACGGCTTGGGGTGGGGATTGAGCGAGATGACGAAGGAAGGCGGCGAGAGTTCCATCTTGAGCGCCGGAAGTGCGCGCGAGCTGTTCAGCCTGATGCACGCGTACCGGTCCGGATTCCGTGATGGCCGGGAGGCGCAATCATGAGTCGGCCTATTGGCAAGAAACGAGCCGCGCGCATGGTTGTAGGGCGCAAGGTGTACGCCTTCCTCCGTCAGGTTCTGGACGACACTCCGCGCAACATGGACGCTGATCTGTTCGAAGCATGTGCAGAGTGCTTGAGGCTCGCGCTGGAGGAAATGAATGCAACGAATGGAGGGCCGCGCCATGAGCGCCAAGCGTAGCCGCATCGCCTCATGGGGCCGCTGGACCCGTGCCAGCGTGCGGGTTATCCGTATCGGCGAAATGTACTACCTGCGGTTGCCGACCGGATGGTCCGTCGAAACGCCGTACCTCGAAGAGGCTATCATCTGGGCGGACTACGCCGCGGGGTAGTCTTTGATGGCTTGCCAGAGTGCCAGCGCGGCATCAAACACCCGCTGGCCTTGCTGCATGTCCTCGATGGTCCAGATGTGGCTTGCGACCTTGCCGGGATGCGTGCGGGATACAAACACGCTGGCGCACGTCGCTTCGCGGAGTTTCAGGCCGCGCTGATAACCGGCAAGTTGCCAGTGCTGGTCATAGGCCAGGCGCTTGCCGTCCGAGAAGTCACCGTCCTTGCCTTTGTAGTCCAGACATACGCCCGTCGAGGGCGAATGCAGGTCGCACATGCCGCCGAAGCCGTCCGGATGGGCGAACCGCGTTTCCGGCACCCAATCCGTGATGGCCGGATACCGCTTCGCAATTTCGGTCCAGACAGCTTGTACGTGGGGCTGGTAGCGCTGGGGATACGCTTGGCCGCGGGCGTTGGCTTCGAGCGCGGCGTGGATGCGTGAGCCTTCCTCCGCTGCGGCCTTGGCTTGTGTCTTGGCGTCGTCGCGCACCCTTTGCAGCCACTCCGTCTCGGATTCGCCTGCCGTCCGTGGCAGCGTCAGGGCAGCGAGGATGCCCTGCTGGACTTTCCAGACTTCCAAATTCGGCTTGGCGATCACGGACAGCACCGTGGTAACGCTGGGAACGGCGTGGACCTTGCGGGCGTCACGAAGCGTGACAGGACGCATGTGTCCATCGCGCGCCTTGCATTCGTAAAAGGGCGTGCCATCCGGCAAGTACCAATGATGGCTATCTTCACTCATCGCTTGAGATGGCGCGATGGCCGCACTTCACGCAGACCGATGTTCCGGCGCCGTCCGGCAGGTTTACCCACTCCGAATAATCGTGCTCGGAACAGTCCGGACAGGTGAGCTTTGGCCCACACCGGTGCACGGTTATCTCGGATGGCGATTTAGGTTCGTCAGTCATGGTCGCATCCAGTAAGCATCGTCAATGGCGCGATGGCCGCACTTCACGCAGACCGATGTTCCGGCCCCATCCGGCAGGCTTACCCACTCGTAGTAATCATGCTCTGACCCATCCGGACAGGTGAGCTTTGGGCCGCAGTGATGTACGGTTATTTCGGGAGGTGATTTGTCGATTTCCATCACTCACTCCATTCAGGATAAATGCCAGCCGAATAACCCATTTTCGCGGGCAAAATTGGCATCACTGCGCGGTTTCGGTTCCGTATTATCTGGCGTGCTTATGCGTCATTTTGGGGTCTACTTGTAGTTAGGCCGCACTGGATTCCGACTGACCAGCCCTTTTGCTTCGAGGTCGGAAAAGACCTCTTGCACCAGTCGTTTGCCTTTCACGACAAAGATGGCTTCGTGCGTATCGTCAGGGCCGCTCCCCACCGCGAAGCAACTCACCTTGTCCGCGTCCTTTCTCGCCATGCGGAGCAATTGTTGTGTTGTCTCGTACCCTGTCTTCGTGTCCATACTCGTCTCCGCCAGCGTTGCCTTCCCACAGGGCTCTTCCTCCGGCTCTTTTCTGGGTGCGTTCGCCACGGCCACCCGGTCAATGGCGTTGCACCAAAGGCACTCGCGCACACCATCTGCGCTTGGCACCGACCAGCAATGTTCATTCATAGCGCAAGGCTGCATTTCTCTCTCCGGGCTGCTGCGGCCTAACTCTGCGGTCAACCGGAAGCTCACCCTTCGGGCTGGCTCCGGTTACCTTGGGTGTTAGACCACCGGTTCATCTACTGGCGCCCATTCTTCGATCTCGCAGAGCGCGTGCTCCGTGTTGTCGAAAAAATGGGTTTCGTATATTCCAAATCGGTCGGCATCTTCCTCGTCGATTTCAAGCGTCCAGCAGGGCACCATTTCTCCCGGCGTGGGTTGCCATTCCCAGTACAGGTCCAAGGGCCTTATGCCCTTGCGCTTGAGTGCCCGTTCAATGTCTCGCTTCGCCATGTGCGGCTCCTGTGGCCTAACCATTCATTCCAGCGGACGCGCTACGCGGGCTGCGATGCGATCGCGGATTCCGTGTAACAGGGCTTCGATGTGCTTGGGCAGAATCTGTCCTGTCGTTACCACTGCTTCCGGACCGGATAACAACGGATCAAGCCAGCTTGTTGGCACGCAGGCGAGACAGGCAACGCGCTCGGCGTAGGCAGCATCCTCCGCATCCGCGCTCGGCTGCGCTGGTAGCAAAGTGGCTCCTGCGCGATTCAGGACAGCCTCCGCGTTGGCATACAGGTCGCCCGTATCCAGACTTGTGCGAACGCGCCGGAGCGCCCAATGCAGGGCGTTGGTGAGGTCAGCCACAAGAGGCACCGGCTGCGCTGCCTGCGCGGGTTGGGCGTCGTGTTCGGCGAGGGCTGCTTGAGCATCACGCCATATCGCTTTCGGGGTGTTCGGCACGTAGCCATCGACGTGATCCAAAATCGTGCGCAGCGCATCCGCGAGCTTGTCAGCGTTCATGGGGTTCCCTTCAACGCGGCTTCGAGGGCGCGGCACATGCCTTTCTTGGTATCGCCCCAATCGCCCACCATGTCTCGCCAATCAAAACCCATCGAATCAAGTTCACCAACGAACATGGCTCTCAAGGCGTGTTCCACCATCGCATCCGTGACCTCGATCTTCGGCTCGGGTGGTGCGGTGTAGAGCGGTAGCCAGCCATCCACCTCACCAGTCGATAGGCACTCGTCAGGGAATGGATGATCATCGTTCAGGCTTGGATGAATCCACGCAATCGGCTCCCCGCGCGCCTTCAGCTCGGCGTCGATGGCGTCGGCCAAGTCGCCAAGAAAATCATTCCGGATGTCGGACGATTCCGTATTGCTATCCGCGCAGTTTTGCAGCCAGTCGCGCACCTGTCCCAGCGTCATCGTGCTCATACTGCAATCCTCTGTGAGTGGCGT